TCTTATATTCCAATGTATCATTACGTATAACGTTACGTTCTTTAACCTAATCAAAAATCAAACCCAAAATTAATCCTAGGGTTAGACGAGCTTGCGAGCTAACCCTAGGAAAGGGAGGCACACGTTTAAACTTAAACAAAAGGAAAGGGAGGCGAAGCTTTAGGTTTATATTATAGTTGTGCTATATATGTAATCGAATTAATAGAGTTTAAAAAATCTTTGTAGTTCTCAAATTCTAATTTACTTCCTAGTGTTGGCATATATATCCATTTGTTAACTCTTCTCACAAAAGCATCAAAGTATACTCCAGTCTTGTACCACTGGCATGGTTCAGTGTTTGAAGTAAATACTATAGCTTTCGAGGAAAATTGCATTTGTCCACCTTTAGTTTCGACAAGTAGTGGATATCTATCACATAGTCGAAGAAGCACATCCCATTGTAACCATCCGTAGAATTCATCTAGTACAACAACATCTTGAGATGCATAATTATCCCACCACTTCCCCCGTTGCTTCCAATAACACCCAGGAAACTCCTCATTGCACAATCTGCTCTTGCCTGTACCCGTTGGACCATATATCACCGTCACATCCATTTCCCAGTTACGAGGAGCTACACATAATAATCGATAAGCCTGTAAAGCTCTGTGGGATCTGCACCAAGTGTCAAAATCGTAGTCCGCGATCTCCTTCTCAGTGGCTCCTTGATCAATTAAAGTCTTCAGGACGGTCAATTTGCTCACTTTTTTCTTTTCTAAAGTCTCCAAAAAAGAGTTCAAATGTTGAGACTTATCGATCCCGTACGATACCAAGCCAAAACCCTCCAAAGCTTCAATTGAAATGTCAAAAGGAAAGACCGCCTTGCCTTCTTCATCCAAGAAATCCTTCATACAATATTTAATCGCATCATACTGAGTTCCCTTCCTTATTTCGTAGTGGCCTCGTCCATTCCAGTTGCGCAGATGAGACAAGGCTACGCTAGTATTAAACTCAATATATCCTTGATAATGTGGAGTTCCACTTTCACCAATTTCTTTGTTTGCAATAAGTATTTTTATATTACTTGGCATGTCAAAATCTTCATCGGGAGGATTGTTAAGTGTAAAGCACCAATTCCGAGATTTTGCCATGCTTGCGTATTAACCAATGAATTGGGTTGTGACCATAGGCTGGGGTACAGTATTACCCCCAGCCGTTGATCTGATCTATAAGCCCATGGTCTTATTCAATAACCCTAAAATGCGGGGTTCACAAAGGGGTGGCGAACCCCTTTGTCTCATTCACCAATAAGATGGCCAGAGTAAAGAAGACTTCAACATCAAGACGACCAAGATATGGAAGAAGCATGCGAAAACGTCCACGCGCCGGAAGAATGTATGGCAGGTCGTTCGGTAAACGCAAGGCTTTGTCGTTTAGAAGACCTGGTAGAATACGTGCATCTCTTGGAAACTTCCCCAGTACGAAAACAGTCGCTTTACGATATCTCGACAACTTCACCCTCGACGCCAGTGCAACTGGAAGCGCCGTCCATGTGTTCTCGATCAATAGCATATATGATCCGAACGTCAGTGGTGTTGGTCATCAGCCTATGTTTCACGATAATTATCAGTCTATTTATGGTTCATATCGTGTCAATTACGCCACTATCACCGTTGTGCCATTAGCCACACATGTTGTGAACACAACCACAGCTAATCAAGTCGATGGAACAAACATTGGAGATAATTTTTTTTATAATGCCAATCAGCGAGGTTGTAGATTATGGATATTACGGGACGAAAGTACGATCGATTATCCAACAAATGTTGATACCCTTATTGAAGAGGGTAATCAAAACCTAGTGTGGCGTTATTGTCCACAAAACACATCACAGAAAATGCCAATACTGAGGTCCAGTGGTTGGCCTCATAAAGTATTAAGTACGGACCGAAAAGACGATACGTTGCAGTCGGTATTTGGATCAAATCCAGCAAAACAATGTTATTTCGTTGTAGGTTGTAGTTCTATTGGAGGATCTGCAAACCCGGATGTTCTTATATTCCAATGTATCATTACGTATAACGTTACGTTCTTTAACCTAATCAAAAATCAAACCCAAAATTAATCCTAGGGTTAGACGAGCTTGCGAGCTAACCCTAGGAAAGGGAGGCAC